GCATGGTAGCATTATACTTACTGTAAGTATCTTTTCTTATTCTTGACAATTCAGCAGAAATGCCAGCACTAAAAACGTCTGTTGTTGTTCCTCCAACAGCATTGTCTGGGCGAGCATCATTAAATCTTCTAATATAAGCGTCAAAACCTTTGAAATTCAAAGGTCCACTTATGCTTTGTAATTCTTTGATCTCTTTATTTAAATTCTGTGCTTCTCCTTGATACCTTAACTCGTTAGCTTTTATTTGATTAAGCCTTGCTTTGCTTATTTTTTTACCACTTAACCTTTCTTTAGTTAGTGTTGCTAAACTTTTTTTAACCGATTTTAATTTTTCTCCAGCATCATAAATCAAAACTGGAGCATCTCTTTGTCGCATTAAGTCTTTTTCAACACGACTTACAGCGGCTTCATCAAATGCACCACCAGGATTTATTCCAGCTTTGATTCTAGGAAGCATATCAATAAAGTCTTTTGCTTGCATTTGAAATCCAGCATTATTGGCAACGTCAGCTAATACGTCATACTGCTCGTCTGTTGATTTTTTTGCCTGAGCTTCGGCAACATCAATATTGGTTCTTAAAATTTTGCCAAGATCATCTACGTTTGTTTTTCCACGAGGTTTAAGTATTTGATTCACCCTATCCTCAATAAGCTTAGTGTTTTTATTGTTTGTTCTAGCAATGCTATTAGCAAGTGCGCGGCGTTGGCCATCTTGATTAACAGCAATAGCACTAAAGTCATTAGCTGTTGCTGGAACGCCTTTCTTTACGCCCTCAAAAAGAGTACGAATACTTTCTTGAGCTTTTCTCATATTTGACGCAATTCCAGTTCTTGGAAATTGCCCACTTAGTTCTTGAGCGGTTTCAAGTCCTTGTTTTCCAAATTGTGCGCCAGCAGGAACAGCAGTTTCGGAAAGACCCAGTCTTTTAACAGATCCTTGATAAGCCTTTAAAAACTCATTTTTAAAACTGCTTGGCATTCTAGCGGCAATCATTGTGGATGGAATTACATCTATCCCTAATCCAGCCGCTGTTCCAATAGCTGCTTCTAAGCCTCTTCGTCCAAGACTCTCAACAACTTTTTGAGGCATACTTAATGCTGCTCTTGTTATTGAATCCGCAATGGGGCCAAGTGTTGCTCTTGTTGCGCCACCAGCAAGAGTTGCAGTAATTGGGCTTTTTGTTGCTGCCAGTGTTCCTAATGTAGCACCAATTTCAGCAACAGCAAGCGGTGCTTCAACTGCAAGCATTCCAGCAGTTCCTGCAACACCTTTATCAAGCGTTGTAAAGCTAGTATTATCTTGATTCTTTATCAAATACTCAGTATTACCACCAACGTCAATCGGTGTGATATTTGAGTTTGGATATGTTCTTTTTAAGTATTCAAGTTCTGACTCAGGTGTAGGTAACGCGCCAACACCAGCCCTAACTCCTGCTGGAAGTTGCTCTGCTTCTCGACTACCTGCTGGAGCATTGTAAAGTTCACCTACAATCTCACGTTTTCTTTGTGTATCTTGTTCTAGTGTTGTTGGATTAACATTACCTCCAGTAAGGTTTGGAGCATTTGGCATTAAACCATAAGGAGAATATACTACTGATGTACCTGCTGCATACGGAGTCCTAAGCTCCTGTCCAAGTTTGCTAATGCGTTCTTGCTCTGGCTTTTCTTCTTGTTGCTGAAGTGAAGAATATTGAATTTGAAGTTCTTCAGACTTTCTTTCAAAAAGTTTTAATTTATCTAAAAGAGAAGGGTCTGCTTCTTTACCTTCTGCTTTGACTTGTCTGAGTCTTTTCCCAATTTCATTGATTCCAGTAGAAAGATTTGCAAGATCAGACTCAATTATTTTTTTGTTTTCTTGAAGATCGCTCATTTAGATTTAGGTAAGAATTCTTGTAATGTATCTCTTGCACTTTGATCTAATCCAATCCCACCACTTAAAGCAGCAGGAGCTTCGTAAATAGTTGACTTGCTCAAAAGATTTTTATTAAGCTTTGTCCATTCATATGACTTACCTTCAACGCCATTAGCACTCACTCGCGCAATTTGCCTATTTGTCATGTAGTCGCTAACGTAATTGTCGTATGTAACTTGATCTATTTTCTTTTCATTGAGCAGTTTGATAACATCATCTGGTGTTCCGTTAACTGCTTCAAATGAGTTGAGAAGATTTAGACTAAGCGATTTAGCTATCGTGTCTTTTCTAGCATTTGTTTTGAGCGGAGAAAATCGACCTTCATATCTAGGCCATTCTTTTTCAGTCATTGATCCAGCAGATCCACCAGTTGGAGAACTTGCCCTTTGTTGATTCATTTTTATAAATGAATTTTCGCTGTTTATTCTTTCATAAAACCCAGCTAATTCTCCTGTTTCTGATGCTGGCAAAGCCTCAGCAAGTAAAGCATTTCCTGCTGCAAAAACAGGGTTATTTGTTCCTGCTGTATCAAGACGTGTGAATGCTTCTTCAGTATTTGCTTGATTTAATCTAAATGATTCACTTTTTGTTTGCTCCTGAGCTTTGGCAGTAGCTTCCGCTTTTGCACCACCACCACCTCTTGTGATTTTAAACCCGCCTCCAGGAACACTTTCAATTGTTTCCCCAGCTCCGCCAATATCTGCTCCACTAACCATGAAACTACCATCAGCAAGTGGTCTAGCGTTAATTTTAAATCCTTGAATAGCAAGATCTTGAACTTGTTGAGCCGTCATTGGTGTTTCGGCTTTGCTGTCTCCTCCAATTGGGCGTGACCTTGGTGTAATTTGACTTGGTTGACCACCAGAAAGATTAGCCGCGCCTTCGATTGGGTTTGCACTTTGTGGTGTTGGAGCTACATTAGGTGCAACTGATCCTCCAGAGTCTAAAATAGCTTGTTGTTCTGCTGATGGTTGTGGAACATTGGCTTGTAACTCAGGAAGAACTCCACCAGCGTTTATTGGTTCTGCTTGATTAACTGAAAAAATCGGCATGCCATTCGCATCTTTTTGTTCTAAAACTTGATCAAGTGGAAGTCCTGCTGCATAACCTTCTGGATTTATAATTCTTAATTTAGTTTGACGATCATAAATATTGCCAAATTCATCTTTTAAGATGTCAATTCCTTTATTGTCACCAGTAATGTATACATCATCTGTTAATTTAAGAGGTTTATTTGCTTCAATAATAGCTGCTGCTCGAGTCGCCTTATCTTTTGAAATATAATTGTCTTGTTGTATATCAAGTTCTCTAGATTTGAGTCCAAAATCCCTATTTTTATTTGACTGACCAATTGCAAGCTCAATAAGCCCAGGAGTAGCACTAGCACTAGCAAAACGATCATTTAGAGAAATATTCTCATCACGAAGATTGTCTAAAATTGGTGTAAATGCTCCTTGCAACTCTGGATACAACTTAATTGCAGCATCAATTTGCGTAGAACTTTGCTTTAGTAGTTTTTTCTTTTCGTTCTGGTCTTTGAAGTAATCAGTTGCAGTATTTGCAATAGTCTGCCCTAGCCCTGCAATTGCGTTAGCGTTGGTGTTTGCTGCGTTTACAAACCCAGAGTAGTCCTGTCTAAACAGGCTGGGGTCAATTGATGCTCCTAGTAGTGCCATAATATTATACGAAAGTTTTACACTTTAAAAGAAAACATAGAAGTTGCGCCTTTAACAGCATCTCCAACCAGACCAAGTGTTGCAGCGTTTTGCTGTGCTTTCATACTTGCGTTTGCTTGTTGTGCCGCTAGTTGGTTGCTACGTTCAGTTGCACCGAGGTTGAGTGCTTGTCCTGCGTCGAATAGCCCAGGTGTACCGCGACCGATTTGTTGCAAGCCAACGCCTAATTGTTGCTGACCAGCTTGGTAGCTTAGTGGTGTTGACCCTAGCATTTGTAACCCAGGGCTATAGAATTGCTGACCCATGTTGTAAGCACCAAGGTTAGCGTTCTGTGCCTCACCGCGAAGGTTGCCCATCGTGCCTTGTTGTGCTTGGAACTGATTGAAGGCATTAAGCCCTGCTGTTGCTGCCTCTCCTCGACGCGATGCGAGTGCATTCTCACGGTTTAGTATCTCACTGGCTATACCAAGGTTGCCACCGATACGTCCTGCCGCCTGCGCGCTCCCACGGGCCTCCTGCTGCGCGTTACGCATCTGCTCTGGGGACAAGTACCCACGGCGAGCGAATGCCTCGTTGCCCAACGTGTCGGCTTGGTTAACGTACCCTTGGCTTTGACCTTGGTATAACCCAGCAAGACCCTGTGCCTGTAGTGCTTGCTCCTGCGATTGCTGTACCCGTGCCGCTGCCTCTGGCGACATTGCTTGCAGTAGACCCCGTGCCTGACCTGCCTGACCAGTCATCTGACCTAACTCTGCGGATCGAGCTTCACCAAGTTGCCGTCCTGCTTCTTGCGTAGCACCGCGCATCTGCCCATAGTAACCTTGCTGCCCACCTACACCTTGCGTGAACGCCGAGATGTCACCTAGATTTAGTCCTTGGAACTGCGGACGGTACTGACCCTCAAAGGCCATAGTGCTAGGCATTGATTGCTGGTATGCACCAAGCAACTTGTTGATATCAGCACCGTAATTAGCCTTGGGGGCTTTGACTTTTTTAGTTTTACCCATGATCTTGTTTGAGTTTTTTGTAGAATTTTAGAATGTCGTAGACCCTGACACGGGGAGATTGTTTGAAGTCTCGTTGAAATGATATGTAATCGAAATCGGGGACAAACTTTGCGAGCGCGTTCCGCATATTTCCCGTGCAGATTGTGACAAACAACGTGTTGGAATCATGGTGTTCCCGTGCTTCTTCGGGGTTGTTTGAGTCAGAGTAGTAGCACAACGCGAAAGAATGCTTGTCGCAAATGACCACACCGTGGCAAAGATGCCATGTGATGAGTTCTTGTAAGTCGAGCTTGTTTCTTTCATATAGTTCTATTGTACCTGCTAGGTGCTTGTTCATCAATATTTGATGCAGTATAGCAAAGCGATGTTACGAGGACGGGTTTCAGTACCACCTGTGTTTGTGGTTCCATATTGCCCAGTTGCAACTTGTCCGTCTAATACTGCATTGTTTACACCTCCAGCAACTCCTTTTACATAAATATTATGGTTGTGGCTTTTAAGATCATCTGCCTGAGTTGTACCAAATGTTCTTCCAGAATCGTATGTTGTACCATCATCTGCCCAAGACCTTATGAATTGTCCTCTTAGATCAGGTAAGTTAAAAGTTGAACTACCGTCACCAACTCCAAATGTTGTGCCAATAGCAGCAAATAGATTGGCATAAATTCCTGTTCGGCTTATAGCTTCACCATTAGCTTTTAACCACCCAGTTGGGGCCGTTGTCATGGCAAATGGCATGAATGCTCCTGTTGGCACAAGGGAATTATTTGTTTTTGCTTGGGTGACGTTACCGTCTAAAATCTTTACGGTAGTAACAGAATCATTTGCTAACTCATTTGCAGTAATACCAAGTGTATTAACCTTTAACGCCCCGCTTGAAAGGGCAAGGGTGTTGTTACCCGTTGCAATAGCACTACTTGTAAACGTAGTCTGGTCGATTACGTTGTTAAGCTTCGCACTTGTAACGATGTCCGTGGCAGTAAATGTGTATGTAGTGTCTAGTACTCCCATATTATTATTTTTGTGAAATGATTTGTCTATTGGTCACGGAACCCGCGACCATGATTGAGTGGATCTTTGGACTGCCTTGAGTCCTATTTAAAATTAACGTGCCAGTAAAGCCCCGCATACCACCAATACGGCAGCGGATAGTCGCAGTCTCAGCCTCGTTAGTGGTACTAGGCGTGAGCATACCACCAAGAAACGTAGACGTAGTGCCAATAGCAGCCGCAAAGTCTGGGTCTTCAGCGGCAAACGAGATGCTATACTCGCCAGTCTCGCCAGCAAGGTTCTGCATCTGGATTTGTGTGTCCGTAAAGCGTTTCCGCTCTAAAGTGTTGAAATTATAGCCCCTAGATGTCAACGATGCGGAAATCTGCGGTGTTACGATAGTTCCATCAAGGTTGGACACGCTTAACCTGTCTTGGATCGACTCAGCAAACTCCATCTGGTGTAAACCACCGTTGCTTGTGACCGTGTATAGATTATTTCGCACCCCGCCAGAAGCTGTTATGTAGTCCGTGATGATAAACTGGTTGTTGCCGTAGGTATCAATAGACTCCCAACCCTTGTTCAGGAAGTTGTACACCAATACTGCGTTGTTACCAATAGCATCGTTAGCACCAGCAACGCTATCAAGCGGTACGGCAAGGAAATATCGGTTGTCAAAGTACACCGCTACGGCCTTATCCGCCTTGTCTGGGTTAATCCTGTCGACATACGGCTGGATATTCTTAGAAAGCGGTTGATCCATGCCCCGCAGGTTGTAGTCATTAAGGAATTCAAGACCATACACACCGTTGTCAGACAGGAAATACATGGTGTTACCACGCATCAGCACCGTCTTACGGGCAAGGCATCCAACTTCGCCAGTAAGCTCGCGTACAACCGTGTCCGTAAGGTTGCCAGACGTGTTGCTGATCGAGTGGATACTGTTGCGGTTTAGCACAATCATCGTGTCATCGAAGAATCCGTGCATTGCCACCACTAGATCTGCCGTGCCACCAGAAATACGGAACTGGTTGTAGATCTGATCGTAGGTATTCTCGTCAAGGATATCACTAATTGCCACCTCGTCACGGATATTCCTGTCTGTAAATGTAACGG